AACTTCGAGAGGTTCAATCCGTGACCTCAAACCAGCGAGCAAATAGAGATGCCGCCCGGTTCATGGGCAAAGCTAATGACATCTAAACGTAAAACCATTGGATGAAGGTTCGCTTGACCCATATCGACGGTAAGTTGCCCAACCTGGCACTCATGAAACTGTCATGGTTTCACAAAACGAACGACGATGATGTGTGGTTCTCCAAATCGTGCCAACGGGATTTGTTCGAGCCAAACGAGTTCGACCAAGTCTATGGGTCGGCAATCTTTACCCGATCAATCAACGCTCAGAATCTACTCAAACGGGAATTTCCCAACGCAATCCTCGGTGGAACAGGAACCGATAACCTGGACACCGTTGACTCAATCGCCGGGAGCAAAGATTGGCTGGACTACTCGATTTACCCAGAATATCGGCACTCCATCGGATTCAGTCAGCGTGGGTGCCGACTCAAATGTAAGTTCTGCGTTGTCCCAACCAAAGAAGGCAAAATCCGCGACAATCTGTCGATCCACCAAATTTGGAGAGGTGCGGATTACCCGAAAGAAATCATCCTGCTCGACAACGATTTCTTCGGCCAATCCGATTGGGAGGAAAAATCGAAAGAGATTATCGACGGTGATTTTAAAGTCTGTTTTTGCCAAGGTCTCAATGTTCGACTGATCCACAAAGACGGTGCGCGATATCTCGCCCAGATGAAATATTACAACTCCGACTTCACCGCCAGGCGACTCTACACTGCTTACGATAATCCGAATGATGAAAAGATTTTTCACCGTGGCTTTAACATTTTGATGGATGCAGGAATAAAGCCGCGCCATGTCATGGTGTACATGCTGGTCGGCTATTGGCCAAACGAAACCATCGGCGATGTGATGGATCGTTTCAACCAAATCAAATCAAGCGGAGCAATGGCTTATCCGATGGTTTACAACGACAAAGACAAAGAACTGAAGAAGTTCCAACGATGGGTGATCCGACGATACGATCAGTACATACCGTGGGAACAATACGACAATACAATCTAATGGCAGGTAAACGTAAAACATCCGCAAAGAAGAAGAGCGTTCCAGTTCGCAAGAACGTCATCTCCGACGAAGTCAAAGCGTCGAAACTCGAAGCACTACGCAATGCGCCTGTTCAGATGCCGAAGAGCGTTTATGCTGCGAGAACTCAGCAAGCCGACAAATTGGGTACCGGAGCGATAACGGGAAGACCAACCGATTATGTCCCAAAACGTGTCGAAGACTTCCTCAAGAATGTGAGAAGCGGACTGCCCGTCACGCGAGCAGGAGCGATGGTCGGGATCACGAAAAGTACGCTCTATCGTTGGGCGGAACAATACTCTGACTTTAAGGAAGCAATAGATCAGGCAGAGTCTGAGTACCAAGCATTTGCGTTAGGAACAGTGAACGATGGCATAGCAAACGGTGATGGTCATTTGGCCATGAAGCTACTCGGCGCACGGTTCAGCGATGAGTACGCAACCAGCAAGAAAGTTGACATCAGATCCACGCATGTTCGGTCCTCGATCAGTGCGGACCTACTGTCTGGACTACAGTCTGCTCGGGTTGAAGTGGATGTAGTATCCGCCGTGAACTTGCTTGGTTCGGAGAAGACAGATGCATCACCCGCAAACCTCACCCAACCGTCACCCGACAATGACGGTTCTGCTGAGAATGATGATGGGGGTACCCCACAACCCCCGGGGCAGAAGCTCAACACCCCCCCCCGTCCTAAACCATCGCACACGGGGAATCCCAAATCATGACATTAGCGACAGACGGTAACGAACGAGTCACCGCTTCGCCCAACGAACGTGCGGTATGTCCGGGTTGCGGTGATGAGGTAATAGCGAAGTGTGGGTCGATCAACCGGTGGCATTGGGCGCATCGGGATCGGGATTGCGATTCATGGTCGGAACCGGAGACCGAGTGGCATTTGGACTGGAAGGAGGAGTTTCCGAAGGAGTGGCGGGAGGTTGCGCTTGGTTGTCATCGGGCGGATGTGATGACAAACGCCGGGGTGATCGAGTTCCAACATTCATCGATTAGTGCGGATGACATACTTGAGCGGGAGTCGTTTTACCGGCGGATAGTTTGGGTATTGGACGCGAGTGGATTTAGGCGGAACATCGAGCATCGGAGGCGAGGCAAGTACGATTCATTCAGGTGGAAGCATCCTCGAAAATCGTGGTGGCATTCGGGTGGGCATCGGCACACTCAGGTATCGATATATCTGGATTACGGGTATTCGAGGTTGTTCCAGATTAGAAAACTGTATGGCAACATACCGTGTGGCGGATGGGGGACATGGGTGAGTCGGAGTTCGTTTATTAGTCGGTACGCACCGTCTGGGTGGGATTCCGAGTTATGTGTTGGTGCGGTGAATCTTCCAGACGGTTGGACAGACACATGAGACCGTACGAGTTTAGTTTTTCTCCGGTGAACGTGGGGTGTCGTAAGTGCGTTGAGTTGGAGGTTCGGGTGGTCGAGTTGGAGGATATGTTAATGGTGGCGCGGTGTGGGGTGATGGATTTGGAGGCGCGGGTTGTGAGTGAGGAGGCGATGCATCGGTTGGAGGTTGAGCGGATGAGCGGGGGGAGTGAGGCGTGATGGGGTACGACATTTTACCGGAGGAATGTGAGGAGGAGCGCGTGGTTTGGTTTTGGTGATGACATTTGTGAAGTGCGGAGACGATGGACGATGGCGGATCTGGGTGAGGTCGGTGGCTGGGGAGTCGCCTGCTGGGACTCGGTTGAACCGGGGCGGGGTGTTCCCGTATGAGACGCTTTACGACCACCAGGATCACGCTGAAGCGACTTTACAGGCGGGCCGGTTGCAGGAGTACCTGGATGATCGGGAGCGCGTCTTGATGGCAAATCGGAAGAGAAAGAATCGATGGATAAATTAAATAAATGCATACGGATGGTGATGAGTACGGCGGAGTATTATGACGCATACTCGGATGTCTATTTGAGTGATTACGGGCCGGTGTTTCAGGCGGCGATGTTTGCGCCTGAGCCGGTGGATCATTGTCGGGTGATGATGGGGCGCGGGTTGATCTTCCCGGGTCATAGTGTGTTGGATGTGGGATGTGGGGTTGGCGGGGTGATGAGCGGGTTGATGGAGAACGGAGTGGAGAATGTGACGGGTGTGACGAACAGCAAGCGTCAGGTCGAGTTGGCGGAGTTGCATTTGGAGTTGGCGGACTTCATGGAGTGGAACGATACGGGGCGGAAGTTTGATCGGTTGATTTTGTGTGAGAGTTTCGGGTACTTCGATGAGCCGGGGAAGTTGATTGCGAAGTGTGTGGGGTTGTTGAAGCCGGGTGGGATGGTTTATGTGAAGGACTTGTGTGCGGTGAACGATCCTGACTTGTTGCAGCAGGTCGGGTTAGCGGAGTTGGAGAAGTTATGGAACTACAAGAATTACACTGCTGGAGAGATGGGTTGGTTATGGGCGCAGGCGGGGATGCGGAGGATTGGTGGCGATGACAACCTGTGGCGGGTTTCGGATTGTGCGGGGTTTGTGAGGTTCATTAGTGGGAACAGTGATTTGGGTAAGATGCACTTCCCGACCATCGGCCAGGTACCGGTGAAAGCGTCTGACTTTCTTTTTGCGAAATGATTGACCGATTGGAACAGCAATGTGTGGACATCATCCTGGAGAATCATCCGGGCGACAGTTGGGTTTACACGAATGGACAGTTCAGCGAGTTGGACGGGTTATTCGTGCGGAACGGTGTGATCAAAGCGGTGGCGGAGATTAAGTGTCGGGAGTGCGTGTTTGGGCATCACCCGCGAGAGATGCTCGGGTTAAACAAGATGGGTTGTGGCCAAAAGGCGAGTAAATCGTTCCGGTGTCCGTTTTATTTATTTTCGTACCACCCGAAGAGTGAGGTGGTGGCGGCGTACAAGTTGACCGATGATGCGGGGAAATTTATTAGAAAGTTCGAGGTGAGTGAATATGGGCAAAACAAAAACAAAGACGAGCGCGAAACCAAGACCGTCAGGAAAACCTGCTGGATCGAAAGCCAAGACCCGAGTCTCCTCAAGAGACGCGGATTGCGATGTATTTACTGAGAAATTTTTCGGGTTAAAACTTTACGATTGGCAGAAGAAAGTTCTGTTTGATTTGAGTGTACCCGGTGCGCGGGTGGCGTTGAAAGCGGCGAACGGCAGTGGGAAAACCGCGATGATAGCTGCCCCAGCGGCTTTGTGGTATGCGCTGATTTATCCTGGGAGCATTGTTATCACTACGTCAGGCGTTTATCGGCAGGTAAAAGAGCAGTTATGGCCGCAGATCCGGGCGTTAGCGAGTAAAGTGGCGGGGTTAGGTATGCAGATCAACCAGACCGACCTCACGATGGACAACGGCAGTCGAATATTGGGGTTTGCGACTGACCAACCTGGACGGTTTGAAGGCTTTCACGGCAATGTTTTTATAGTATTAGACGAATGTAAAAGTATAAACGAGGATCTATTTGAAGCGGTGGCTCGTATCCAGCCAAATCGCATCCTGGCGATGAGTTCGCCGGGTGGAACCACGGGCAAATTCTATAAGATTTTCAGTAAAGAGCAGAAATGGTGGAATCTGCACACGGTGACTGCGT